AGACCCAGGCGCTGGCACTGGCGTGGGACATCTTCAATGTGGGCGAAAACTGGTCCAGCGGCAAGGTGGGCGAAGGCACGCTGTTGCAAGGCCTGCGTGACGATGACGACTTGGAAGAGGCCCCGACGGGCATGTATGTGCACCCCGACCACACCCAACGACGCGCCTTCCGGCTGTCCAATGGCGGCCTGGTCTACGACGTCGCGGGTACCGTCTTCACCTGGGTGCTGGATGACGTCCAAGGCGATGAGCATGGGCTCATTGCGCGTCCATTCGCCGAGGATTCGCCATCGATCACCACCGCTCCACCGTCGGCTAAGCACCAGGGCATCGGCTGGCAGCCAGCAGCAGGTACCGATTGGTCGGGCCATGCCCTCGTCCGGGGCGGCTACTGGTACTCCGGGGCGGATGCCGGCGTGTTCGGTCTCGGCAGCGACTGGCCCGGCTACCGCTACGACAGCGTCGGGTTCCGCTGCACCAAATAATTCGGGCCTCTGGTAACGGGTCGCTGGTCGCCGCGTCAGCGGTGGCCTGCGCCACCAACCTCTGAAAACCATCATGGCAAACGACACCATTCACCCAACTGCCGCCGAATCGGCACAGTACGCACTGTCCTCTTACCAGGGGATCGAGCTGGGCATGGGCAAGGCCGATCCGCTGGCCGCCGCCGCAACCAAGCTGGCAGTGCGTTACCCCAACCACCTGGTGCTGCTGCAGGCCGGGCGCTTCCTCCATGCTTTTGACCGCTCGGCCCATGCGCTGGCAACGTTGAAGCGCTATCGCCTGCAGCTGGTCGGTACCAATGACGAGCCGCACCTGCGCGCCGGCTTCCCGGCCGCGAACTTCAAGCGCCGGTTATGGAGCCTGGTGCAGGAGTTCGGCATCCCATACGTCGTGGCACTGGGCAGCCAGGCCGACAGCTACACCGTGTACGTGTCCGACCAGGGCGACGCGACATCGAACGTGCTCGCCAGCGTGACCCCTGCCATCGTGCAGCAGGTCATCGACGACCTGCGCCAGCGCGGCGAGCTGAATAAGGCCGCCGCCAAGAAGCTGCTGGCCACGCCCGACACCGCCTCGTTCCAGCTCAAGACCCAGGCCCAGGCACTCGACACCCTGCTGCTGCAGGACATCATAAAAATGCCGCGCGACCTGCGCTGCACCTACGGCGAGAATGTGCGCACCTGCATGGCGCGACTGATGGTCGGCGTGTTCGGGTACGGCCAGGATGTCCAGAAGGCCGACACCCTGCACCGGATCTCGACCGAAATCGACTTGTTGAAGCACTACCTGACGCAGGCGCCGCGCCTAAGCACGTTCAAGGGTTCATTCGAACACCGAGCGGGCTTAGCCGTCGAGCTTGGGCGACTGACGGGCGGCCTGATCCGCGCCGCCGGGAGGGCGACCCAATGATCGGCGCAGGGGGAATTCTGGAAGGTCGAGCAATGCCCTCATCCGGGGCGGCTACTGGTACTCCGAGGCGAATGCCGGCGTGTTCAATCTCAACAACGACTGGCCCGACAACCGCAACGACAACGTCGGGTTCCGCTGACCCAAGGAACATATGCCTGGACGTTGGGCGCTTTGCTCACGGGAGGCCCATTCTTGGTCGAATTCCTCCGGGGGAGTCCCCGAAAGCGCGGCCGCTGGCCAATCCGGGAACCGCGTCGGGGCCGCAGGGCGCCGGCGCGGAACACGGTGGCAGCGTCTTTACCGCCATGACCAGCCTGCCCAACCTGTTCGCCTGCTGGCAGCAGGCGCGCCAGAACAAGAGCAGTCGCGCCCGGGTGCAGCGCTTCAACCAAGACCCGCTGCGCTACCTGCTGGCCATCCAGCAACGTCTGCGTGCCGGCGAATTCTCGTTCGGCCCTTATAAAGAATTTATCGTCCGCGAGAAGAAGTTCCGTAACGTGGTCGACGCGCCGATGAAGGACCGCGTGGTGCACTGGATGCTGTACCAACATCTGCTGCCGATCTGGCAGCCGCGCATGATCCATGACACGTTCGGCAACTTGCCCGGGCGCGGCACGCACGCGGCGGTGCGGCGCCTTGCGCAATTCGCACGCGCCAGCGGCCAGCAATGGGTGCTGCAGCTCGACATCTCGAAGTACTTCTATTCGGTGCAGCACACCCTGCTCAAGGCTCGCGTGCTGCGCTATGTGGGTGACCAGGCGCTGCGCACGCTGCTGGTCAACCTGATCGATTCCTATCGCACCGGGCCGCTCTACGATGACCTGTTCGCACCCGACAGCCCGTACCGCCGCACGCGCGAGAAAGGTATGCCGATCGGAAACCTGTCCAGCCAACTGTTCGCCAACATCTACCTGTGCGACTTCGATCATTGGGTGAAACAGGACCTGCGCGTCAAACGCTACGTGCGCTACGTCGACGACCTGGCGATTGTCGGCGATTCGCCGGAGCAGTTGCGCACCCTGCGGGACACCCTGGTCGCGCGCCTGCAGCAGGACGGTCTCACCGTGAACCCGCGCAAGATCCGCCTGGCGCCGGTGCGCGACGGGGTACCGTTCCTCGGCTACGTCGTCTGGCCCAACCATATTTCCGCCGGTGCATACGTGCGCGGCCGCTACCTGCACCGCCTGCGCGAGCACGAGCAGCAAGGGCAGGACTGCACCGAGGCCTTGCGCGCCTACCGTGCCTTGCTGGGGCACACCGGATCCACTATCTTTCGTCCTCACTGAAACCGAGTCGACTATGTCCTACCTCTCCGCCCCTGAGCTGGCCGGCCTGATTGGCTGCCGCGAGAACAGCTTCGCCTGCATGAAGCGCTGGCTGACCAAGCACGGCTGGCCCTTCGAGGTCAGCCTGAGCGGCTTCCCGAAAGTGGCCAAGGCCTACCACGACGCCCGCATGTCCGGCACCGTCACCGCTGAAGCGCCGGATCGGCGCGCCGGCCCGAACTTCGCCGCGCTGTCATGATCAGCCGCCGCAACTCCCCGGACGGCCTGCCGTTCCGCCTGTACGCCCGCCAGGGCAAGTTCAAGACCAGCTACGGCTACAAGCTCCCCGACGGGACATGGGCGTTCCGCTTGAGCGCGCCGACGGCCAATGTGGAGAAGGTGGCGGAGATCCGGCGCCAGGCGATCGAGCAAGCGGAAACGCTGAACGGGAAATTCGTCCCACCCGACTCGGTGGAAGCGCTGATCAAGAAGTACTTCACATGGCAGCGGGCCCTGCCGGCGACCAGCCAGCGCAAAAAAGCCAAGGGCACGATCGAGGAGAACGAGCGGGAGTCGAAGAACCTGGTGAAGGTGTTTGGCGCGATGCGGCCGGCGGACATCAAACCGGTGGACATTTACGGCTATCTGGCTGCACGCGAGGTGAAGGGCGCGCCGATCAAGGCGAACAAGGAAGTGGCGCTGCTGTCAGCGGTGCTGGAGTATGGGCGGCGCCTGGGGCAGCTGGAGACGAACCCGTGCCGCGGCATCCGCTACAACCCGTCCAACCCACGCACCAAGTACGTGGAGAAGCGGGAGATCGACCTGATGATGGAGACGGCGCGCGAGCGCGGCGGCAGCTACCTGGTACTCGCCCTGTGCCTGTACACCGCCTATCTGACCGTCAGCCGGCCGACCGAGATGCGCCAGCTGGCGCGCCAGCATGTCACCGAGGAAGGCGTGCGGGTCCCGGTCGGCAAGCGCAAGGGCGGCCAGGTGCAGCGCATGAAGCTGATCGAGTGGTCCACCGAACTGCGGGCCGCCATCGACGAGGCCAAAGCGCTGCAGCGCATCGCCGGCATGTACGTCTTTGCCAATGCCTCAGGCCAGGTCTACAGCACCAGCGGCTTCAACACGATCCTGACGCGCCTAATGAAGCACTGCGCCACCAAGGCGGCCGAACGGGGCGTCGAGTTCGCCCGCTTCACGCTGGCCGACATGCGCCCGACCGCGGTCACCGACCGCATGGAGGAAGGCGACCTGCACATCACCAACGCCACCGGTCACGCCGATGACCGCATGGTGCACAAGGTCTACGACCGGCGCCGGACCAAGCGTGCAAAAGCCACAAAGTAGGGTCAGGATTTTTGGAACTTGGCCGATTTTGGCACCAAAACATGCGGGTTCAACGGGTGGGTGAATTCCAAAAAACGAGGCTAAGCCGTTGATTTTGTGAGATTGTATGAGGGGCTTGTGATTCCTGTTGTCGTGGGTTCGAGCCCCATCAGCCACCCCAAAGAATTCATAGTCAAATCAAAGGGTTGTAAGCGAAGGCTTGCAGCCCTTTTGACTTTTTTGGAACGTGGAATTCCAATTTTTGGAACTTGATTGTTAAATGCCTCGCATCTGAACACCGCTCGGTGGCTGCGACGTGGCCGTGCCGCCACACATTCACCCCACCTTGGGCGGCCTTTATGGGTCTTCTGGCCCCAGGATCGGCGGCACCGGTTCACCGTTGGCTACGGCCTTGCAGGTGGCGAAATATCCTTCGAGACGTCGGAACTTCCGCACGAGGCCTGCAGCTGTTGCGGCGTCGCCGAGAATTTCTGCAGCAACGTCCGGCACAATTGCTTCTCCTTCGACGTCAGGTGCAGATCCGCCGGCAGCGGGTCGACCTGCGTCCGGGCCTGGCCCTGATACTTTCCCGAGTTTTGGGCAGAGCAAGCGGTCAGCACCGCTACGCAGGCGAGCTTGGGCAGCAGCCAATTCTTCAGCATGACGAGTCTCCTTTTCAGCGGCCAGCCGCTGCTCCTTCGACAGCTGCGCCCGCAGCTGTCGTTCCACGCTCAGCGCGTGGTCCTTCTCCGCCTGCAGAGCGATCTTGCCCTCATTGACGGCCCGGTCATACCCACGCTGCTCCACGGAGTCAACGTAATGGTTGAATCCCCAGGTGCAGGCAATAACGACAACGACGCCGGCCAGCACCTTCGCCATCAGCACTTCCAGCGCACTCACCTGAACCTCCCGGTCAGCATCAACCTGTACTTCCCAGGGCGGATCACGAACACGCCCGTGACATGTTCGCGGTTGATGTCGCAGGCCGAGCGGCCGCCATATAGCGGCTGCCGCGATTTCAGGCAGTGCCGTTCCACGTTACCGAACCACTCGGAAGCATTGCAACCCTGCGAGAGTTGGCACGCGCGGCGCTCCTTTTGCACCCCGCCCACGCCGCCGTTGTATGCCGCATCACCAAATTCCAGCATCGCCCGGGCACGGACGAAGGGGCGGGCGGCCTCCTTTGCCAGCAACACCATGGCGCGCAGTTGCAGATCCGGCCGGGCGTAGATGTTCTGCCAGCTCATGTCGGCCAACGGGGCATAGCGGGAGCGCATGTCGGTCAGCGTGTCGAACCGCACTGTGCCGTCGGCCCGGTATGCCCGGGTGAGCTGACCCATGCCGGCGCCCTCTTCCCGATCGGTTTTCAGGCGGGCGCCAGGGTTCCAGCACTTCGAGTGCTTCAGGCTAATGCACGATTCCTGCTCGACCAGGGCAGCCAGCAATTCCGGCCGGGGGTGGTCTGGCCAATATTTCATCTGCTCGGTCTTCAGCATCGGACCGTACTTGATGGCGCCCGGCGGCAGCTCGGCCGCATTGGCGCGCGGGGCGAAGACCATCAGCAGGCCTGTGAACATGATGGCGATGGCCAGCAAGGCCAGGCCGGCGCCGACCGGATTCTTGCCGGCCATGCCGAACAGCTTGCGCATGTCGGCTTCCGGATAATCCATCAGCGCCTTACGCGCCCAGTGCGACATGCCGACGGCACAGATGCCCTGCAGCAGTGACAGACCGCCCATCAACGTGGAGAGGCCGGAGTCCGGGTCGGACAGGTAGGAAAGGATTGCAGCCAGCACCGCGCCGCCAAAAAGAAAAAGCGCCCGATGTCGCTTCATGCCGCGAACGAAATTCATCATGGTTTGTCCTGCTTCTGGTCAAGTTTGTGCTCGATCCGCTCCAACATCGAGCGGAACAACTCGAGCGTCTTATTCAGGCCGTCGATGGCCTGGGTCAGCTCTGGGGTGGAGACATAGTTCTTCGCCACCTCGAGCTTGAACTCGGCGAGCTCGCGGGCGGTTCGTTCCGCCCGGTGTTTCATTTCCTTGAAGTTGAACCACAGGAGTGTGACCAGCCCGGCAGCCACCGCCTGGAGGACGATCATCAGCACCTTCTAAAGCGTCATATCCATGTGCCACTCTTTCTGCCCGAAGGCGTCTATTTACCTGCGGAATCCCGGCAATGCTCCCTCTTGAACCAGTCCAACACCCTGCACAGCACGCAGCCCCAGCGCTGGCCGTTCGCCCGGGCCCGGTTCGCACGGCTGGAAATCGTTTCGTTCGGGTTGCCGTTCAGGGCACCGTTCGCCGCCCGGTCGATGGCAACGGCAATGCCCTTGGCCCGCGCCGGGTGGAAGATCGCGAAATACAGTTGGCGTGGGATGATGACCAGCGGCGCGAACAAACAGACGGCCCATATCCCGAGCATACCCAGGCGGGATGACACCACCTGCGCCACCTCGGGATCCACCGGCTTGACATAGCGGAAGCTCTCCAACGGATACCAGTTCTGCGGGTCGTCGATCATCAACGTGATCAACTGGTAAGGCTTCTCCGGCATGTCGATTTCGACCGTGACATGCTGATCGCGGCGCCTGTAGTTGTGGTTGTAGGGGCCCGCTGGCCAGCCCGCAGCACGCACCGCCTTCCCAACCATCACACGGCCAGGCGCGTGGTCGGGCGCTTCCATCTCCCAGGTATAGGTGTGATTCAGCAAACTCTTATCCGATGGATTGGAGTCGAAGAAGCGGACAATGAATTGCATGGCTATGAAATCGAGTAGAAGCTGCCAGGGGCGTTCACGTTGGCGTATTCGGCGGCAATCCACGCGTCGGAGAGCGCAGAGGCACGCAGATAGGCATAGCCCAGGACGCCTCGGAATCGCTCGCCGGTGCCATTATTGGCAAGGCGCAGCGTATTCAGGCTGGCTGGCGGCGCGCTGATCGATGTTTGCGTATTCTTCAGGGCACCATTCACGTAGAACTTTCGGCTCGTGGTACCGGAATAGACCGCATGCAGGCGGTATGCCTGATTGAGAGTCGGGTTCAGCACCGGGCTGGCCGACAGCCAGGAGTTCGAGTTGTCCCACAGCGCAAGCTCATTCGAGGAATTGCGATAGGCGAGCGTTGCGCGTGACGTCGCGCTGCCGGCGCTGTTCCAATACGATGCAATGTTCCGATTGGCGCCCGTGCTGCTAATTGCGGCCGTGACGCCCATCGTCCACGTGGTTGCGGAAGTCAGGCCGGTCGCCGGGAAATCGCAGTCCGATGCGACCAACGCGCCGCCGCCAGCGCATAACGGATCGTCGCGCGGCTTCCATGTCCGGACGTAGCCACCGGTGGTGCCGTTGTACTCCATCGCCAGCAGCACATCGCCGCGACTACCCATGCCCTCTGCTTCGTTTGCGACAACACCGAACAGGCCGCTGCCAGCAGCCACGCCGGCCTGGGTCACCCGGTAAATTTCAAAGAACGAGTCGGAGTTGATCCAGAACGCATCGCGCCACCAGGTGATGCCCTGGACCCGCATTTCCCCAGGTGCGCCGGTAGGCCATGTCAGCGTCACGCTGCCAATATATGCGCCTGTGCTGGCATTGTATTTATAGAAATTATCGTCCAGCGCATAGGAGGTGACGTACAGGTAATCATCGGCCGTGCAGTAGGCGATGGACGAAGCCTCATGTCCCTGCGCCGAAATGTCGGTCTTGGAGATGAATGCCAGGGTCGACGCATCAAACCGACAGATGTGCATGACGCTGAATGTCGATGTGCTGATGTAGCGCTCTACCGGGCAGTACAGGATGCCATTGTGGATATCGCCATCGCCAATGTGGTTGGCGGTTGCAATGCCACAATCGGCCAGGGCATTCGTGTTGCTGGCCACGAGATTCCACGACAAGTCGTACTTGTAGATCCCCCCGCTATCGAAGCAGTAGTAGTATGTGCCGTCCGAACAGACGCCTTGCACCGGTGTCAGAAGCGGCGATGTGGCGGTGTTGGTGAAGAAGTCGGGATCGCCCTCGACGGAAATCGTCGTGCCACCACAGCGGTTGTCGGCGGTCTCGCCAAGCAGGAACACGCCGGCGTAGTCGGACCACACTGCGTTGCGGCCATTGGTGTCGGTGTATGCCAACTTCGAAAGTGACGCATTGCCGCAGGTGATCTTCCAGGAGTTCGATGACCCGCTGAGAACACTGGAAGCCTTGAAGAACAGGACGCCATCCTCCGCGTCATAGTCGAACCGTGCCAGATCGTGCGGGATCGTCGTGCCACCCGTCGTGGTGACGCGTACATCTCCCCCATCGTATTTCACGTTGTTCCAGAATCCCGATGGCATGCTCGACAGGCGAACCATGACGGGGAAGTTGGTCAGGTCACTCGACACAACACCGGAGGCAATCGTCACCGTGAACTCGGATGCAACCGGCCCGGCCGTGCCGAGGATGAATGGATTGATGACGATCATGTGCGAGTGCCGATCAGTGCGACCTTGAGGCCTTTTGCTGTGCCATCGCCCACCTGGTCGATATCGATAGTGATCTCGGCGTCGTCCGACAGGGAACTGCTGCTGATGACCGCGGCTGTGGTAGCAGTCGTCGAAGTCTTTTCCGTGTTGTCGATGGTGAGTTTGGTGGAGAGGATCGTGGATCCGCCGACATTAATGTCGACCGTGAAGATGGATCCGCTCGTCTGCGCTGTGGAGAGGGAGGCCCGCACGGCCGTAATCGTCATGCCGTACGGCGCGCGGAAGGTGATCTTGGAGGTGCCGGTGGTCAGTGCTGTTGTTTCATCGCTGCAGGCGACCACCAGGCTCTCGGTCAGGAGGCTGGAGAGTGACTTGCCACTATCCTTGATCAACTTGCCGCTGGCGCCATCCATCAGGACGACATTGCCATCGGTCGAGGAGGCCGGCCCTACCACGGCACCGTCGATATTCGTCTGAATCACCGTCCAGCTGGAGCCGACCGATCCTTGCGCGCCAGCCGATGTGCCATCGGTAAGGCACATGAACATGTCGCCAACTTCAACGTTGACGCCGCTTGCGCCACCGATTTTGCCAGCAACACTGGCGCGATAAGTGTGCCCGCGATCGGCGGCGGGATAGTTGGGGTTGCCAGAGCAGTCCGTTACGCCCTTGAACACCATCGCGTCATTCGCTGCGATTAGTGCATCGGCATACGCCTTGACCGCCTTCTGACTGGCGATGCGAGTGTCGCTGTTCGCAGCCAGTGTGGTGTCTGTGTCAAGCGAAAGCCCTGAGTCGGCGATGACCTTTCCTGTTGTACCACTGAAGGTGGCAAAGTGATTATTAGTCGACGACCCGGGGCCTGTTACATCGCCTGAACCAGTGCCAGCGCCGGCGCCTGGCGTCACCTCCACCACGTTCGTACCATCGCACCGGAGGATTGCTGTTTTGGTCGAGGCAACTGCGATGCCCGTCCCGCCACTCGTTTTAAGCGTTACCGAGAAGCCACCAGTGGTTGCATTGACGACCGTGTATTTCTTTTTATTAGTCGGCACAACGATGTCGCGATTTGCCGTCAGGGCGCCAGTGACGTTGATGATGTCGTACTGCCACTCCTGCGGCGTAGTCGACGTCGAGAGCGTGTAGTTGGCGTCTCCCGGATCGATTTCGAGCTCGGACAACGCCGCATCGATCACAACGAAGGCTTCATTGGCGATGACCTCCTTCTGCCCAAGGTTGACGTCGATCAGCCCAATATCGATATTTGCAGTTGCAGTCATACGGAGCCCTCAAGCTTATAGCCGCGCCCAACGATGGCGCTGATTTGATAGATACGGAGATAAACCGGATCGCCAGGCGTGATCCCGTCGGTTGTCTGGTCTGCTGCTGAGTAGTCAGTGGTCAGCGCATTGACGCCGGTGATCGTTCGCAGCAGGGTGGAATAGTCCGAATTCCACACTTCGACATCGAATGCGAGGACCGACTCCCCAATCTGGGCATCCACGTAATCCCGCCACTCACCGCCAATACGGGTGCGGCGCATCCATGTCAGTGTGAGGTTGCTGGACCCATCGCGGGTCCCGCGCAATCGCACCGGTGAATAAGGTTTCAGGCCGACCGCATTGTTCGTGAACGATTCGGACGGCGTATTGGCCAGCGTGTCGCGCATCGTCACGCCCTTATACAGCCTGGAAAGTCCAATCTCCGCGGCGCTCGGCGCTGGCCGCTGGAAGGTCCCGATATCGATCAGCACAAAACGATCGCCGGATTGATGCGTGCCCATCGCCCATTCGGTCCCGCGCCGGCCACGCAACAGGACCGAAAGCTCGTAGGTATTGGGCGCGACCAGCGTGGCTGTCATGTATTGACCAACCTCCCAGCGGCCGGGCGCCCCCAGCAGGAAGGCGCCGGAGCCGTTGAGGACCTGCGCCTTTTCGTAGCTGACAAGCGTGCCGGTGGTCTGCAGTTCGACCGTGACCGTATTCAAGTGGTCAAAAATGTTTCCGCCGGTGAAATCTGCAAGCTGCGTAATGGCGCGGCCAATGATGGCGCTGCGGGAACTTGACAGCACCGCCCCATAGGTTGTTCCGCCATCCGAGCTCTTGTAGAGCTGCGCGCCGCGCCACGTCATGCCTCTTCTCCCATCGCCACGTAGTAGCCGGCGTTGTCATCTTCATCACGCAACAGCGGGATGTCCAGCAGGGCCAGGATGGTGTCGGATGGCTCGAACACCGACTGGGGCGTGTAGGGGGTCGGCACCGCATCGGCCCCGGATTGGTCATAGCTATCGAGGTCCTCGATGCGTGCCTCCCACTCGATCACGCCACTTGGGTGCTCCCGGCGGCTGGTGATCATGGCAAGGTGAACCACGTTCTCAGTCGGCAGATAGACCAGATCCGTGGGCTCGAGGAAAGCGTATTTGACAGTCGTCGAGAACCGGAAGGTCTTCTTCTTCCACACGTCGTACAGTGCGATCTTCGCGATCTGCATTGCCTTCTCGCCGGTCATGGTGATGGGCAGCTGCAGGTTGAGGCGCTGCTTCGTGTCCTTGGTGATCCTGCGGTCGTACTGATTACCTGTCTGGTGATCGGCGTCGATATCGGCATATTCCACATCACACTGAAATGGCAATTCGAAGTCGAACGAACGCAGGGTATCCAGGTGTGGCGGCATGTCCTGACCAGGCTCGTGTGCAGCCCGGTCATCCATGGGGATGGTGGTGACCGTCAGGCCGCCGCGCTTCACGAACTTGATCTTCCTATCAGATTCAACCGCGTCGAACTGGTATGCCTGCTGGAGGGGCTCGATCGCGGCCCGCGCCGTCATCTGGCGCGCAATGAGGAAACCATCAACGCCGTCCGTCAAGTCACTGACATCAATCTGGTCTTCTGACAGGCCTGCACGCACGCACAAATCGGTGACGATATCGGACAGCAACACCTGGTTCGGATCCAACAGGCCGGCCAGCGGGATCTTCCATGCCGCGTCCGTGCCACTGTCCGTGTAGACGAAGTAATTCGGCTTGTTGGGGATCTCGATCATTGCCCCCTGGCTGGTCGGGCCAGAGTAGATGCGGACCAGCTCAATCTGGAAGGTCTCCGGGTCAACCGTCAATAGCGTCCAGCTCAACCCAGCCTGGTGTGCAACGAGGTAGTACTTGTCGTTCTGCGAATGCCACATGCCCTTATGCAGGCTGATACTCGCGGTCGGCGGGGCGTCCACTGGAAGTGACAGCGCATAACTGGTGAAGACACCGGAGCCCAGGTCGAGAACAATGATCGTCGACGACGCGTTGTTGATGATCAGGATCTGGTTCCTGCTACGGTCGATGGCCATGAACGCCGATCCACCGATGGAGCCATTGCTGTGGGTCTCCAGCACGGAGGTGGAAGCGCCGTCGATATTGCAGACCGCAATGTGACCGGTGTAGAGAATGGCTTCATAACCATTGTCCAGGGTCAGGATCTGGTCGATCCCGAAAACACTCCCCGACAGGGTTTGCGAGTGGAGGATGATGTCGGTGCCCGGCTCAATCACCCAGAAGCCGGCCGACACATTGGTCCGGCCCAGGACCACCTGCTGGTGTGCGGCCGAATAATGAATCAGTCCCGACCACGTTTTGCCGAAGTCGATCTCGCGTGTCGCCTGCGTGACAGCGTTGATGGCGATGATGTCCGTGCCATTTTCGTCGCAAACCCAGAACTCATTGACTGGTGGAACATAGGCGATGTCGTTCCCCATGCTGCTACCGGTGGTGCCTGGCACGACGGTGAAGTGCTGGACCAGCGCCTCATTTTCCAAGTCATTGATGTAGACATCGATGTGCGAATTGGGACTGCCGGACACCGACCAGACGTATCCCGTGCTCGGGTCATAATCGACCTCCGAGCCAGCATCGCCAATGTTGACCGCATCCAGTTCTGGCGCGGTGCCGGACGTAATGACCTCGAACTCAAACTGCGGCACGCGCCCATTCATCTCGGTGACGTCGTAGTCCTCAAACACGACGTAGGCATATCCGCGATAGGCCGGCGTCGGGCCCTCGATACCTTCGATCAGGGGATCGGGATCCTGGGTGGCCGTCCCGAGATAGAAACGCACTTCCGAGATAGCCGGATCCCTCGTGGCGCCCTCGTTCCCGGTCGACACGTCGTAGATCAGCTTTTTGTTGGCCCAGATGCGGCGAATGCCCGCGATCGGCCCCTCGCACACCAGCACGGCGAAGGAAAGCGTGTAGGTGTAGCTGATGGCGCTCGGCCCGCCGCCACCCTTTGCCGACTCGCTATGCTCATGCTCAACAGCAACAATGTCGCGCGGCCAGATTACCGTCCCAGCGTGCCGGTTGGTTCCATACTCGAAAGGAATGTTGTTGCCATAGCTCGACACCTGGCTGCGCAGGTCATCCAGGCGCGGGCCATAGCGATTCGGCTGGTCAAGATAGGCGCCGACACCGGAAACCACGACATACGTAGCAAAGCCAGCCTGCGGTCCCGCGATATAGCCGACGACCGCCCCCGCGACCGCCCCGACAATCTGCGGTAAGGACATCAGTCAACTCCTGGGAAGCGGTACACCGCGACTGTCTTGAGTTTCCATTCGTCGCTGAAGGCCTGCCTCACCACCTTGCGCGCCTTGTTGTAGGCGTGCACGATGCAGCCGTCGCCGACGTACACCGCGACGTGGTGCGGTGCATAGCCACGCCATGCCATCAGCAGGATGTCGCCCTCTTCCGGCTCCTTGTCGACGCGGATCAGGTATTGCTCCAGGGCTGGCTGCAGTTCGCCGGTCGGATTCATCGAATAGGCGGAGCGGTCCTGAAACTGGAAACCGATGGCTTTTGCAACGCACGCGACGACGCCGATGCAGTCCAGGCCCACCCCAGGCAGTCGGCCCTGGGCGTGAAAGGGCGTCCCCAGCATCGACAATGCTGCGGCGCTAATTTCCGATTTCTTCATCAGACGCCTTTGAATATTTGGTCGTTGCCTGGAAGGTCAGGGAAGCCGCCGTGGTTTTCCGTGTTGGCGAAGACATCCCTGCAGTCTTCGTTCTTGCGTTTGAGGCAGCCCTTGAAAACCGTCGCCTGGTCGGTGATGGCAATGTCGTACGGCATAGGCTCCTGGAGTTCGATGTTGCCGCCGGCCGTGTGGCTCTTGATCTCCATCGACAGGCCGGTATTGAGCCCGGTGGTCCAGGTCACCTTGCCGGCGCTGAAGAATCCCGCGCTTTGCGCCAGCGAGGACATCACGAAGCGGCGCTTGCTGGTCACGCCGGTGACGGCGGTACCGGAGAATTTCCAGGTCCCTTCAATCGGAACGATCCCGCACTTGGCATCGAACAGGTCATTCTTGCAGGCCTGGGAAACCACTTCCCCCAAGGTGGACTGGAGCCGCTGCGTCAATCCGCGCAGCTCCGCGGTGAACTCGTTCCTGCCAACGCTGATCTCGCCGAACCAGCCGTACTTCATTTCCTCGTGACCCATGGTCAGGTCAGCCCAGTTCACGCGGATTGCCTCGAATTGGCAGTTGTCCCACAGGCCGGCGTTGATGTCTTCTTCCGAAACACCAAGGGCCAGCAGCACGCCGCGGATATCCATCGAGTCCACATTCAGGGCGGCGCTGGTGACCATGGCCGTCGGCACCATGTCGTATCCGGACTGGTAGATGGTGCCGCCGACCAGCGGATACGTGATGTCCGCATCATGACCAGCGGTCACCGCCAGCACCTGGGAATCCTGCCTGGTGAACTTGGCAAGCACCGCAAGCGTGGTTTCGCCGGAGGCGTAATGCGCCTTCAGCTCCGCCGACATGGATTTCACAGGCGGATCTCCATGATGGTCAGGTTGTCGCAGACGAACATCAGGCCGCCGGCGCCACGGCCGACGACCTGCCACATCAGCTCGTCCACTTCAAACCGCACCGGCACATCGAACTCACCGGTCCAGGTCGTGGGCGCAGCACCCGAGTTGCGCGTCACGATGCCGGTCGTATAGTCGACGGTATAGGATCCGCCACCGGCAATGGCCAGGGTGCCGTTCTTGGGCTTCTGGATCTTGCGCGTGTAGGTATTGGCGCCAGCAACGTAGGTCTTGCCAAGCTGGTAATTGTTCCCGCTGATCAGCGTGCAGACGCCCGACGATCCGGCCTTGAAGTCACTCCAGTCCTTGATCCGGAAGCCGCTGACGCCGACAGCGGCAAAGAACGCATCGATCTCGTCCTTCTGAGCCTGGGTGCGCGCGGTGGTCCCGCCCTCGAAACGCGTGAGGTAATGTGCCCAGTTGCGGTTGACCGTCACGGCGCCGTTGTTCGTCATGACACGTGAGCGCGAGTCGGTCTTCCCGACTACCAGCCCATATGCAAGCTGATCGGGGAACGCCGGTGTTTCGATGAAGGACATCAGTTATTCCTTCTGTTGGCACGTTGGACGGTGACCGCCGTGCGGGCGGCGATCTGGGAGGCACTTTCTCGGCTCGTACCCTGCGGAACGTTGGTGATGAAGGTGTCGCCCCCGCGCTTGCCGGAATCCACCGGAACCGCCATGGCGGCGCCGGCCGGCACAGAAAAACGGCTGGCGTCGGGAAGGCGGAACCCTGGCACGCCGCCCTTGGCAAACCTCTGGTGAACGATCGAATCACTTGCCGGACGCACCGCCAGGCGGCCAGCCGCGTCGCGGGCCAGCGGCAGCAACGATTCGCCACCGTGGCTGTTTAGCAATCGGACGGCCAGCTGGCCATGCTTGTCGCGGCCAAGCGGCATGATCGCCTCAGGGCCGGCTTCGCCCATCAGACCGGTGCGGCCGCCGGACATTGGGAACAATGTCGGCGTATCGACCACGCCAGGCACACCACCGTTGGCGAAAGGCACCAGGTTGCCTGCGGCATAGATGTTGCCCTTCGCCGCGAGCGAAGCGAAGTCCCCGAACAGGCCAATGATGCCGCCGGCGCCACTGCTTCCAGCGCTGCCAGCCGCAGCCGCGGCGGCGGCATCCAACGCCAGCGCAGCCGATGTTGCCGATGTCGTCAGCGCGATCATCGCCGTGTCGGTCGTTGCAGTGACGCCAGCGAGCGATGCCAAAGCGGCTGCGCTGCCGCCATCAACGGCACCGCCGGCCAGGCCGCTGGCCAAGCTTGCGGCGGATGCGATCGGCGCAGCTGGCGAACCGCCGAACAACTTAGACGTAAAGTCAACGACTCCGCCCAGGGATCCTTCCTTACTGAATAGCTGTTGCCCCAGATCCTTGATGGCGATCCTGGAAAGGTCGGAGGCGATATCGCTAAACAAAGCTTTGAATGCGTCCTTGATCGAAGCGGTGCCACTGGCCAGTTTGTCAAAGAGCGATTCGAATCCGTTCTCGAAGACTCCCTGGAACCTGTCACGCACAAGATCTGCGGACGCAGCCAACTTCTCTACTTCGACCTGCAATTCCTTGGCCCGCTGAATGATCGCCGGATTTTCCGTTCTCACGGCCATTTCGGCATAAGCGTCCGCCACCGCCTTCAGGTCGACTGCGGCCTGCACACGCGCATCGCTGACCTGGCGCAGGCTTTCCAGCTCCGTGATCGATCCGTTCTGCGCAGCAATTGCAGCGCGCTCGCTGGAAATCGCCAAGTCCGACTGAATCCGGCTGCCAACCTCCTGCAGTTCATTGAGCTTGCCTTGGGCAATCGTGATGTCACGCAACTTGTCCAACGTATTCAGCGCACGCGATCCGCGCACCGTGGTTACCCCATCGGCATCCGGACGGCTGTTCGCCGCCGCCAATTCCGTCTCCAGACGCTGTCGCAGCTGGCGGTTGCGATCATCGAACCGGCGGGCGGCCACTTCCCCTGTGCGCCCCTGCTGCTCGAGCAACTCGGTGTTGACATCCTCGATCGCGCGCTGGAGCTGTTTCGTAGCGTCGGTCTGCTCGTTCAAGCGGCGGATTGCGTCCACGCCAGCCTTTTCTTGCAGTGCCGCGCGGCGCTCGATCAAGTCCTTGATCTTTGCCTCGTTCTGCGTTGCCTCGTTGGCATCTTTGCTGCGGCGCGCACGGATGAGTGCGACCTCCTTATCGATATTTACGACCTGGGCATTCAAGGCCTCGTCAGCTGCAGCAGCGCGGGCCGTGTAGTAGTCGTTGATCGAGATCAGGTCTTGCTGGTAGTACTCCTGCAGGAAGTCGTTGCGTGTAGCGAAAAGTTCACGCTCACGCTCGTTGAGGCGTTCAAGCTCGCGGATCTGGGCAGCCAACTTCACGACGGCTGGGTCAGGGCCGTTAGCGATGCGCGGTGGAGCATCCTTCTCTTCCTGTTTGTCTCCTTTGGGCAGCTTCGCACCAAGATCAGCGGTGCCCCCCATAGCAACGTCGACTGTGAATTTTTGGACTCGGTTTACCCTATCCCCGAAGCTATTGGCGTAGTCTTTGATGACATTGCCAACCCCAGACCAGTCGCGTTCGGCAAACCGGCCAGCGATAGCAGCCAGGGCGCCAAGGTGGTCTCCGACCGCACCAATCGCTTCGATGACAACGTTTGCCGCAATCGTAATGCCACGAAAACCCGTGCCAATAGC